GCTAGATTTGAAGAAAAATACGCCAACAATATGTTGGAATCGTATTGAAAATTTGGCAGTTCCAGGGCTTCCTGATCTGCTTGGATATAATAAACACCAACACTTTTTTACAGTTGAGTTGAAAGTAACACGCAGTAATAAAATACGCTTCTCACCACATCAAATTGCGTTTCATGTGCAACATCCTAAGAGTACATTTATCTTGGTAAAGTCTCTCGTCTCTGGAGACTGGAAACTTTATGAGGGAAAAGTTATTCGGGAGCTTGTTGCTTGTGGCTTGTCGCTTGAGGCTTGCTGCTCGGGGCTTGTGGCTTGTTGCTTGCAGCTTGAAGCTTGCCGCTTGTAGCTTGACGCTTAGCCCCCAGAACGAAGCGTTCACTATTCTCCGCGTGAAGTGCTGTGCAATCTACGCTAAAGTTATCGGACATAAATTTTTTAGTGCTGGCCATATGCTACATTCTTAACTTCAGGATCCCAACAGGCCCTGCAGTCTTTACATTCATTGTCTTGAGTTGGAGCTGGACACGTTGCGCCAGCTGTCACCACCGTTGATGTGTTAGGCCATGAGCTCGGGGCGTCCTGGTCCACCATCGGCGCGCTGAATCTTATCACTAAATTTTGTGGACATTGTGGCAAAAAATGTTTTACCCAGGCTTCTCGAGTGGGCAGCCAGTGCCGGGTCTCTGGTGTCAGTCTACACACGGCGAAGATCTTCAGGAGGTGTGCTTCGTCCTGCACGTCTCCAGAGTCATGCCATCTAAATACTTTTGATTTTTTTGAATTGATTAGAAGAGCCATCGCGCCTGTCCAGAGCTCATGCTTGACGCTGGCCAGTCTTCTGTATTGAGCTTCCTGCACAACCTTAAATACGTAGCAGCCCTTCAAGGCGTAACAGCCCTCACAGGTGCTGCCTGATACCTTCACCAGCTTAGAGCCAGTCTTACATTCTTTGGCAGGTAAACCATAAGCCCATCCGGGCATCTTTGAAGGCTTGCTCAGGCCTCCGACTAATTTTAGAGCTTCACTTGTTTTCATAATATAACCTTTCTAATTTTTCTTAACATTCAATTGTGGCAATTGCTTGACGCTTGCCGCTTGTTGCTTGTAGCTCTGGTCAAACACACTGAAGCCCAGCGGCAATTGTTTACCGGTGCACCAGGGCTTAAGAGTAATTAACTCTGTGCTTGACCCCAGATCCAATAGTAGTGAGGGTGGCAAACTACCCAGACCATCTCACTAATACGTTTAGTTAGACGCCTATTGGATCAGGGCTCAAGGGCATTGCGGAAAACTCCGAAGAGTGTACTTGTCCAACGCCATTAAACCAAACAGTTATTATCAAGGCTCATGTTCAGGAGCCAGAAAGGACTACAGAAGTTACGGAGGGACCGGAGCTCTTCTGATTACCGGTTTCGCAGGTGATCAATCCCGTAAGCTCACCTCTGTTCTAGTGTTTATACTCACAATCTTTCTGTATTCCTAACTCTATATAAACACTTGACAAACATTTGTCAATAGGATAAACCTATATTATTATTAACACAAACAGAAAGGACATAATGTCAGCAAAAATAAGAATGAATACGGAATACAGAAACAAGCTGTATAATCGTATTAAAGATGTTTTTGAAAAAGAGGACACGCAAGAAAAACAAGGTTTTTTAGAGGCGAGAGAAAACTTTGAAAATCAACAGACGACAGCTTTTGAACTTGCAAGGCAAGTATTAGAGAGGTCATATCCAAAAGATGATGTAGCCACACTACGAACTTTCAAGAAAAAGTATGGCGACCCGTGTGATGTAGTAGCAAAAGATAAATGCTTTTACTTTTCACACTCGGAAGATGTTGATGAGGACGGCGATAAAAAAGACACGCAATCTCACTTTGATTTTGGATTGTACGGCAATCTAAATGGTAGAGAGAGTTATAGTAGTGGCGAGGAGGCAGACCATTTTGCTCACGCATATTTTAGAGAGGAACTAAAAGCCAATGGTTGCAATCCCGACATTATTGCTCAACAAAGTGGTAAGGACAGCAACCCACATAAGACCAAACACATAGACGCAAACAATAAGTTTCTAGGTAAGGGTCGTTATGATGAAAATATTGGTATGACAGAAAAGTTTAACAAACAATTTGAACTTGATGTCATTGGAACTAGCCATTGTCGTTCGAGAGCAATCGCTTGTACCAAAGCCGAGTACGAACAATTTGAACAATGGCGAATGGCAAAAGCCAATGTTGTTTCCAAACACCAAACTTGGATTGCTAGTATTAGCAAACAAACTGAACAATTAAAAATCGGTTTGAAAGCATACAGATATTTAAGTGAGGGGATTGAGTTAGCAAAAGAGTTAGGAATAGAATTAGACGAGGCAGAATTAGTGAGAACTAACTCTACGGGTTTAACAATCTATAATCCTAGTAATCTTGCAAACTTGATTAAAGGTATGAAGAACAAGACGCAGACTAGAGAACAAAAGATTGCGTTGCGTAAAGCATACGAACAATCTTTAAATTAAGGATTGACAACTATGGGATTATCCTATAAGATAATCCCATAACAGAAAGGACACAATGAAAGTAAATACAGAAGTAAATATACCACAAAACTTTTACGTGACTTACTACGCAAAGAAACACGAAAAGTTTATTACGAGAAAAGGTCAATGGACTAAACCAAACACAGATACACAAGGAAAATATTTTGTATCTAAAGACGGTAAACCTTGTTTCATTTATTACGACCTAGACGCAGACGGTTGGAGAATGGCAACGTGGGCTATGACAATTAAGGAAAGGGGTTTTTGGAATGAATAAAGGAGAAGTAATAGGCAGACTATTAATGGTATTGATAGGCTTTGCAGTTGCAATGCTAGGAGTAATTTACGCAATCCATACGCAAGATGTATACTTAGGAATATTAATTGCAGTTGGTGGAGTTGCGTCAATGTTAGGGGGATTACCACAATGATTGAAATTATTTTTATGATTACAATAGTTGCATTAGTTTTAATAAGTTGGAGGACGTTATGAGTCATATGTGGTGTCACGGACCTAACTGCCATACTTATTCAACAGTAGATAGAGTGCGAGGGTCTAAAGGTTCTAAGGTTCTAAGAACTAGAAAGGTAAAACAACATCATGGTATTCAACTTGGAACTAGTTTTTATAATTGGTTCTGTAGTCAAGGCTGTTACAATGAATTTGCAAATAAATATGTTGAGCAAATTGTTAGAATAGCACCGAGATTTGAGCCACTCGAAACACCTATCGAGGACCCAAAGAAAACGGAACACTCTCACGAGTATTCAAGTGGGCATGTCCACAAGTGGACTACAACTGAAATAAAAAAGATTGACAGCAGTAGCGATGTAGGATAATCTAGGAACATGGAAACACAGAAAGATACATACAAAAGATCTAATAGATTTACAGGCGAGTCTATTGAACTAACAGAAGAGGAAGCGATCAAACATGATCAAATATTTTATCATGAAACACTCGCTACTCTTGATGACAAGACACTAGGTACAGGAGTCAGTAAGCATTGGGATATAATGCGTAAGCATTTGAATTGGTTTATGAAACATAATGCTAAAGCTTACATGGTATTATTAGATTAATACATATGTTGGGCGGCCCTCCGGGCCGCCCGCATAGAGGTACCAAAGCCACTCCAAATTTCTTTTCTTATAATAATATTAATTTATATATGTATAGAAGGGGTCCCAGCAGGGGGCATATATTGCCAAGTCTTGTATATTCATATACAGTAAATTCATTATGGGTTACAAAATTAATCCCTAAAAATTTTGCAGAAAATTTTTTTGAAATGAAAATAGATTTAGAAAAGATAAAGAGATTACCACCTGATGTAAGAAAAGAGTTCATGAAGACTTATCTTCAGCACGTTGAAAAGAAAAAAGAAGCTGGCATAAGAGATGACTTCATGAAATTTGTAAAACATGTATGGCCTGATTTTGTTGAAGGATCTCATCACAAGATTGTTGCTGAAAAATTTAATCAGATAGCAGAAGGCAAAATTAAAAGATTAATAATCAACA